GCCCAGATCGGCAGCTCGGGCAACTACGCCAAGATCAATAGTACCGGCGAAGACTCCGTGATCTGCTGCGCTGGCAGCGGCTCTGTCGTAAAGGCAAAGGCAGGCAGCTGGATCACGCTTGCGGAGTGGGAATATTCCGACGAAAAAGGACGGTTCGCTCCGCGCTGCGTGAAGACGGAATATGTAGACGGCGAGAAGATCAAGGCCGATACCTGGTATCGGCTGAAGAACGGTGAATTTGAGGAGGTAAGGTAAATGGCAATCAAGAAACCCGCTGAACTGGATTTCAGCAACAAGAAATTCATGTGCATCATTTCCGGGCAGCCCGGATTGGGCAAGACGACACTGGCCCTTTCGGCCCCGAAGCCGTTTCTGTTCGACACGGACAATGGCATTGCCCGCGTCAGGCCGGAGCAGCGCGGCGTGACCTCCGTAGTGGAATCCTACGAGGAAATGCTTGGCGATATGGAGTCCGACGAGTACAAGGAATCGGAATCCGTCGTGATCGACACCGGCGGTATGCTGGTACAGCTGATGAAGGACTGGGCAAAGAAGCAGGACAGCAAGGCCACGAAGGATGGGCGCGCCATGTACGGCGTGATCAAATCCGAGTTCGACCGGCTGTGTTACCAGATCCGCGCAAAGGACAGGAAGCATTTGATCGTGGTGTTCCACACGACGGAACAGCAGAAGGGCGACACCATCCAGACGCGCCTTTCCTGCGAGGGCGGCGCAAAAGATATCGTCTGGACGCCTGCGGACTTCGGCGGCTATATGTTCATGATGGGCAACAAGCGCATGATCGGCTTTACACCGACAGACGAATACTTTGCAAAAGGATGCTTCGGTGTGCGCGGCGTGATGCAGCTGCCGGAGCTCAAGCCCGGCCAGAAGTCCACATTTTTGACGGATTTGTTCCGCAAAGCGCAAGAGGACATCAACGAACAGGCCGAGATCTATAGCGGCGAGAAAACCGCATATGACGTGGCGATGCAGGAAGGCCGCGCGTTCATTGCGCTTGTCGGAGATCCCGACACGGCGTTAAAGGCGCGGGAAGGGCTGGCAAAGATCCATCACGCTCTGACTAGCGCCGCCGAGCTTGGCGCAGAGTTCAAGCGCAAGTGCAAGAAACTCGGTCTGAAATACGATAAGGAGATAAAAGCCTATGTATTGGCTGACACAAAGCCTGCTAAGCAGCTGGAAGCACTTTCTTGATGCGGATGATGCGTATGCAGACGCGGCGCTGTCCTCCTTCCTCTCTACGCTTCGGCGTGAAGAGAAGGAAACAACGCAGGCGATGCAGGCTGGCATTGACTTCGAGGCGGCGATCAACAGCACGGTTGCGGGCGTACCAATTGAGCCTGTCAGCGAGAAATACGACCGGGCTGTAGCAAAATTTTCCCGCATCTGCTCGGGCGGTCAGCCACAAGTTCCGGTCGCCGGGCGGCTGCATGTATCGGGCTTGGATTTCCAGTTATACGGCGTCTGCGACTATGTAAAGGCTGGTGTGATCTACGATATCAAGCGCGTGCAGCGGTACGAATACGGCAAGTATCTGCACAGCCCGCAGCATCCGATGTATCTGCATCTGCTGCCCGGCGCGTCAAAATTTACATACCTGATCTTCGACGGCGCGAACACTTACGCGGAAACGTACCGGCGCGGCGATTTCGAGCCTATCGAAGATACGATTTCATGCTTTATCAACTGGCTTTTGGCAAACGGTTATATCAACGATTATTTTACACATTGGGAAATGAACACTGAAAGGATGGACAAGATAGATGGGATTTAAAGCAGTAAAGAATGATGGCGGTCTGATGAAGGCTGGCGATTATGAGTGCTATTTGAAATCGTGCGGCTACAGCGTAACGAAGAACGGAAACGAATGCATCAAGTTTGACTTCGTCGTCCGTGAGGACGTCGAGCAGGAATACCAGAAGAAGCACATCTTCAAGAACTTCTGGCCCGACCGCGACACCGGGGAGTACGACGCCGACAAGATCGGCAAATATGCAAATGCGCTTGGCATTGAGCCGGGCACCGATTTTGAACTTGACGATCTGGTAGGCCGCAACTGCATTTTGCACATGGAGCCGTTTGAGGGCAATGACGGTGTGACGCGCGACTGTATCCGGTATCTCAAGCCCAGCAAGGCAGACTCCTTTGTAACGCCCGCACCGGCCAGCGCAGAGGAGTTCAAACAGCTTGACGAAGGCGACGACGAACTGCCGTTCTGAGGGCTGAAATATGCCGAACAGAATTATTCGGGAAAGCATCTGCACAAGCGATAGCGTCGACAAACTCTCGTGGTTTGAAGAAGTTCTGTTTTATCGGCTCATTGTAAACTGTGATGATTTCGGACGCTTTGACGGGAGAGCGGCGGTAGTGAAAAACCGCCTCTTCCCGCTGAAAGAAAACCTCACGCTCAAAACTGTAGAAAATGCTCTTCATGGGCTGGCGAGTGCTGGATTGATTGCTCTGTATGTGTTTGAGGGCAAGCGCTTCCTTTACCTACCAACATGGGGCAAGTATCAGACGCAGCGTGCGAAGGTAAGCAAATTCCCGTCGCCTGATGACGGGAAACAAGCGGACGAAATCATTTGCAAGCAAATGCGTGCAGATGTTCCCGTATTCGAGAATCGAGAATCGAGAATCGAATTCGCTATTCGAGATGCGGAAGATAGCGCGGAGCCGCAAGCGGCATCCACGCCGCCAGCAATCTCTCTGCCGCTGAATGATGGAACGGGATATTCCGTTTCCGTGGAGCAATGCCAGGAATGGGCGGGCTTGTACCCTGCTGTCGACGTGATACAGCAGCTGCGGAACATGAGGGGCTGGTTGGACGCAAATCCGGCCAAACGGAAAACAAAGCGCGGGATCAATGCGTTTATTGTCCGCTGGCTGGCAAAAGAACAGGACAAGGGCGGAACACAGCCTGCACAGTACAGCCGCGCTGCAAAGCCCGGCTACGGTGTGCAGGGGCACCATGACCCGCTGAATCCGCTGGAAGAGGCTGCTGTCAACCGGCTGTTCGAGAAACCGCCGAAGGGCGCGGAGAAAATGCGGCACGGCATACAGGCCCACGGGGAGGAACTGTCTGCGTTCCAACTGGCGGCGATAGACAAAATGCTGAACGAGGAGGAGGACAAAAACAAATGAGTAAACCCAAATACATGAAAGGCGATTGCATTCGATCACTGGACGATTTGGTGCTGCAAGAAAACATCTTCTGGAACGGGAGAATTTGGAATCGAAAGTGGTTCATGAACCTAAGGAATGGAGGATATATGATAGACGCGAAGGAAATCGTGCAGGCGCTGCGGTGCTGCGCAGAGGGCGAGTGCAAAGACTGCGCCATGCATGAGGATAAGCAGCGCTGCCAAGAGAATTTATTGGACAAAGCCTCTGAAGCCATCGAGCGCCTGACCGCCGAGAACGCGAAGGCAGAAGCCGAGAGGGACGCGCTGCGGGAGAAGAAGCGGTGGATTTCCGTGACAGAAAAAACGCCAGAGTATGATATGCCGCAGCTTGCGCTAAATGCTGACGGGGAGGCACTCATTGCAAATTACGCATACGGCGAATGGTTTGATACATGGGGGCAAGACGTGGAGGTCACCCACTGGATGCCGCTGCCGGAAGCGCCGGAGGAAGGAGACAAGGCATGAGTAAAGCTGTTTTGATCAGCATCCGCCCGATGTGGTACCAGAAGATCATGAGCGGGCAGAAGACCATTGAGGTGCGCAAGACGCGCCCGAAGATGAACCCACCGTTTAAGTGCTACATCTACAAATGCGGAAACGGCAAAGTCATCGGGGAATTTCTGTGCGATCAGATCATCAACATTAACGGCGCGGGCAGGATCCCATCGGATGCTGCGCGGCCAACCTGCCTAGAGCCTGCGGAGCTGCACCAGTATCTCGGAGCTGCCACCGGCTTCGGCTGGCACATATCCAATCTCAGGATTTACGATACCCCGCGCGAGCTGCGGGAATTTTACGCTGTGCCAAATGAGGTAGAGGTAGCGCTCAAGGCAAAACCAAAGCCAATCACCCGCCCGCCGCAGAGCTGGCGGTATGTGGAGGAAGAGCTATGGAGCGACTGACTAAATGGAACGAATCATCGTATAAACACGCCTATTACCCGCGCTGCTTTAAAGAACCGTGCTACGGCAGAGGGTGCAAAATTAAGGATTGCCCGTTTGAAATAGCGGTGTGTGAGCGACTCGCAGCCTACGAGGACACGGGGCTGACGCCGGAGGAAATCAAGGCTCCGTTTACGGAGGATACGATGATAAATCTGGCAGCGCAGGCGCTGGGCGTGGAGCCTAGCCGCCTCCGCGAGCTTGCCGAGGCCGACAAGGACGGGCGCGTCATTATATTGCCGTGCAAGGTGTACGAGACTGACGGGGTGAGGGTGTATGAGCACACGGTGCGCGAGGTCATCTATGAGACGGCAGGCGGCCCGGCTTTCGATAAAAATGCAATCGGGAAGAGCATATTTTTGACGCGCGCCGAAGCCGAGCGGGCGATTCAGGAAATGGAGGGAAAGGCATGAGCAACCAGGGAGTAATCCGTGGGACAATTGATGGACAGGAAAAGTATTGCAGAATCCCAATCCGTAGCCGCTTGTATGAATCCGTGATGGAAGATAATACGACGGAGCTTTCCTCGGAGGCGATTCTCGCCATGCCGCATGACAAGGCGGCTGCGGTGATTGATGCAATTATGGCGGACTGGCTCTACTGGCTCAAGAGAGCCGGGGAGCTGTGGGTGCTGACGCACAATTCCGCCGAGGAAACGGAGGGCAAGAAGGATGGCTGAACTGAAACCGTGCCCGTTCTGCGGCGGTGACGTAGAAGAAACAGGCGGTTCGTGTAATTTCGGGAAAAAGATTATGACGCTCAATGTAAAGTGCAGGAAATGCGGGACATCCGTTGCCCTGAAAACAGCATGGAACACGAACGCATACATTGAAGCGGTCGAGGCATGGAACAGGAGGGTAAACCATGCATGAGGAGGAAAGTTGATGCAGGATTGCTGTTTTACATGCAAAAATCTGGAATACAGAAAGAACTACGTTTATCCGTATCGGTGCTTGAAGCACAAGGCAGAACGGTTCTCGGAGAAGGAATTTGAACGGATGTACTTTTCTGGAGAGGAATGCAAAGACTTTGAACAAAGGAGGTGGCCCGATGGGAGCGATTCTAGCGATTGACCCCGGCAATACGCAATCCGGCTATGTGGTGGTTGAGCACGACGGCGAAGAAATTCGCCGCGTGCTGGAGGCCGGGAAGATCGAGAACCCGGCAGTGACGGATATGCTTGATCGGAAGCTTTATGCAAACTGCATGGATGTTGCAATCGAGATGATTGCTGGAATGGGAATGACGGTCGGGCAGGAAGTTTTTGACACCTGCGTATGGATTGGACGGTTTTGGGAAATAGCGTTGAGGTCGGGAGGCTACGAGCCAATACGGATATACCGCCGCGAAGAAAAACTTGATCTTTGCGGAAGCTTGAGTGCAAAGGATGCAAACATCCGGCAGGCCCTCGTTGACCGCTATGCGCTCGGTCAGCCGAACTTCGGCAAGGGCACGAAGAAAGACCCCGGTTTCTTCTACGGCTTCTCTGCGGATATGTGGGCGGCGATGGCGGTCGCCGTGACGTATTTTGATAAGTACATCAAGGGGGTAAAGCTATGAGCAAGACGCAGCGTAAGCCGCCAAGACCGCCGATGCAGCTGACGTGCGATGCCTGCGGGAAAACGTTTATGCGCGCACCATCGAAGTACAAAGCAAAATACAATTTTTGCAGCGAAGCGTGCGCATGGACGGCACATAGGGAAGCTGTGATGGGCCGGGCGGAGCGCGTGCGGATCCTGATCACGCGCTCGATCCCGGTATACCCGGAAATGCAGCCCGTTCGCGGGCGGATCTATCCTGCCGAGAAATACAAATACAGGACAAATCGGACGGGCTACGTCGTTGCGGTAAACGGCAAGCGCGTATGTGTGAGGGTGGACGAATGCAGGGAAATCTAGGGCTCACACCGGTGCAGGCTCCGTGCAAAGGCTGTGCGGATAGGCATACCGGCTGCCACACGGACTGCACCCGATACATAGCATTCCGCCGGGAGGCGGACAGATACAAGCAGGAGCAATCAAAGGACGCAGCGAGATATGCAACAACAAGGGGCTGTATGCGGACGCTGCACGATGCGAACCGCGCAAAGCGCGAAGGGAGGCAACATTACTGATGAGCACGCCGCGATACGGCTGGTGGGCCTATGCAAAATGGATGATCCGCAGCTATAAGGGCGGCGGGCTGATGACGAAGGCCGAGCGCGCTGCCGTTGCGGATGCAATCGCGGAGACGGAACAGCTCGTTGACGGCGCGGAGCGACTCCGGCTCATAGACTTGGTTCTTTGGAAGCGGACGCACACCTTACAGGGCGCTGCGATGGCGGTTTATGTGTCCGAACGCACCGCACAGGAGTGGCACAGGCAATTTATTCGCCTTGTGGGGCAAAAAAGAGGGCTTTTATGAAAAAGTCTGCGTCCCAGAGCCAAATTTAACATTTACTATAAGGGCGTAGAGATCAACTCTACGCCCTTCTTCATCGGCACCGCAGCGTTCTGCGGAAACCTCATCCTCCTGTTCTCGTGTTCTCCGGTGTGAATAAATATATTTATTCACACACGGAGACACGAGAACGAAAGAACGAGGCAGAAAGGAGCGGCTATGGCGAGTTTGCGCGCCCTTGCACACAAGCTGCAAACAGCGCTCTTGTACAACGGAATCAAAATAAAAATCAATCAAATGCAGACCTATTCCGCGAAAAATGACAGGATGGTGACGAAATACATGGTTTACGAATATCGACCTGATGAAAAGCCGAAGAACGTCACTCTGCTGGAAACGTACCAGATTGCGGATGTGGTGAAGCTGCTGGCCGGACTTTACAGCGATGGCGGATGAAAAGCTTACGCCGAAGCAGAGACGATTCTGCGAAGAATATCTGAAATCCGGGAACGCGACAGAAGCAGCGAAAAAGGCCGGGTACAAAGAAACATCATGCAGAGTGATTGCGGCAGAAAACCTGTCAAAACCAGCTATTTCTGCGTATATAAAGCGCAGGCTGGACGAACAGGAAGCGGCGCTTGTCGCAGATTCCAACGAAATTCTGAAATTTTACACTGCCGTCATGCGCGGGGAGGTCAAAGACCAGTTCGGCATGGACGCATCGCTGTCCGACCGGCTGAAAGCCGGTGACAGTCTCATGAAGCGATACGCGGCAGCTTCCGACCGCAACAGGACGACAATGGAGAAGCTTGATTCGATGCTGAAGGAGTTCCAAGATGCTGTTAAGTCCGAAACAACGTGAATTTGTAAAATACGGGACGCATCGATGGAACTTCAAGGGCGGAGCCACCAGAAGTGGGAAGACTTACCTCGATTTTCGATGGATCATACCGATCCGGATTCGTGAGCGAATCGGAAAAGATGGTCTGGCCGTCATTCTCGGCGTAACAAAATCCACGATTGAGCGAAATGTGCTGGAGCCGATGCGGAATCTGTACGGCGATATGCTTGTCGGCACGATCTCAAGCGACAATACTGCATGGATCTTCGGAGAGAAATGTTACTGCCTCGGAGCGGAGAAGGTTTCCCAAGTTTCCAAGATTCGCGGTGCGTCAATTAAATATTGCTACGGCGACGAGGTCGCGGACTGGTCGGAAGAAGTCTTCGCGCTGCTAAAAAGCCGTCTTGATAAGGAATACTCCTGTTTTGATGGGACGTTCAATCCGCAATATCCTGACCACTGGCTGAAAAAATTCCTTGATAGCAACGCGGACATTTTCAGCCAGACATACACAATAGACGACAATCCGTTCCTGCCGGAATCTTTTAAAGAAAATCTGAAAAAAGAATACGAAGGGACGGTTTATTACGACCGCTACATTCTCGGCCTCTGGAGAATCGCCGAGGGTCTGGTTTACCCAATGTTTGATCGGGCCAGAAACGTCACGAGTGAGCGGGGCGGGCCGGGGCGGTACTGGATCTCATCGGACTACGGCACACAGAACCCTACCGTCTTTGCATTGTGGCGGGAATATGGCGGCAAGGCCGTCATGGAGAAAGAATATTACCACAGCGGGCGCGAGAGCGGGCGGCAGAAGACTGACGAAGAATATTATCAGGATTTAGAGGCATTCGCGGACGGATACCGCATTGAGCGTGTCGTGCTCGACCCATCGGCAGCGTCCTTTGCCGAGTGCATCCGGCGGCACGGAAAGTTTTCTGTATGGAAAGCAAACAACGCCGTGCTGGACGGCATTCGCTTCACGGGGGCCTGCATCAAAAGCGGCATAATCAAATTCCATGAGAGTTGCAAAAACGCGTTTCGGGAATTTGGCCTTTATAGCTGGGACAAAGACGCAGGAGAAGACCGCGTGATAAAAGAAAACGACCACGTGTGCGATAGTATCCGCTATTTTTGCATGACCGTTTTGAGGAGAGAAATCAAGAAATGAGCCTTTTGACAAACATTCGAGGGTGGTTCCGGAATATGCTTTTCCCGCAGGCGGTGGCCGAGCGGGAATTCGGCGTATCTCCGGCAGTCAGCCAGAAGATGGAGCAGAATATAAGCCTCTGGTACGCGATGTTTATTGGAAATCCACCCTGGCAGACGTGCGATGTCATTGCTGTCGGGCTTCCGGCGGCGATCTGCCGGGAGATCGCGCGACCGACGCTGGCCGAGCTGACGGCTAACATCACCGGCAGCGCCCGTGCGGATTATCTGAAAGACTGCTTTGAGCGGGCGGAAGAGAATTTTCACAGCGCCTTAGAACTGGGGCTTGCGCTCGGCGACGTGGCATTTAAGCCGTATATCTACGGTGAGCAGCTGCTGGTCGACGTGACCGGCGCGGCGGCGTTCCAGCCGACGAAATTTGACCCTGCCGGGCGCTGCATCGGAGGCGTCTTCCGGGACAAGCCCGCGAAAGTGGGCGGGAAGTATTATATCCGCCTCGAATCGCACGAGCTGGACGGCACGACCTATACGATCCGCAATAAAGCGTATTACAGCGACGCTTCCGGCACAGTCGGCGCAGAAGCGCCCCTGAACGCCGTCCCGGAATGGGCGGACATTCAGCCGGAGATCGCGATTCAGGATATGAGCGGGCCGCTCTTCGCGTACTTCCGCCCGCCTGCGGCCAACACAACGGACGCAAACAGCCCCTGCGGAATGTCCGTCTACGGAGACGCGGCTACGGTGCAGCTTATCAAGCAGGCCGACGAGCAGTGGGAGCGCCTGCGCTGGGAATACCGTTCCAGCGAGCGCAAAGTCCTGATGGACGGCACGAGCTCGACTGCGGATATGTTTAACAAGCGTATGTTTGAGCTTGGGCCGTTCTCCCCGTCCGGCGAATTCTTTCAGTACATCGAGCCGCAGATCCGCGATGAAGCAATCTACCGAGGGTTCCAGAATACGCTCCGCCGCATCGAGTTCAACGTCGGGCTGGCCTATGGCGATATCTCCGATCCGCAGACCGTCGAGAAGACCGCGACGGAGATCCGCAACAGCAAGCAGCGCAAATATGTGCTAATTGACAGTATCCAGACGGCGCTTGAACACACGTTTGACAGCCTGCTCTATGCGCTCGATACATACGCAACACTCTATAACCTCGCGCCTGCCGGGACGTACAACGCAGAATATGATTGGGGCGATTCCATCCTTGACGACGCTGAGAAGAAGGAACAAGAGCGGGCAAACGACCGACTTGACCTCGCTGACGGAATTCTGAACCACTGGGAATACCGCGCGAAATGGTACGGCGAGGACGAAGCGACTGCAAAGAAAATGCTTCCGAGAGCGCAGGATATGGTAACTGAACAGCAACAGGAGGTAGAGTGATGGGAGGAAGAGGAAGTTCCGGGGGGGTAGCAAAAAACGAAGTTATCCCTACGGAACAAAGAATTAGGGTTCCGTATTCAGAATACAAGGATGTATACGAGAAAGAATCGCACAAGGTATACAATTCTTATGATTCCAACAACAAAACAATCGAAATAGATGTAAATCCACGAATATATGAGATATCTAAAATCATGCCGGATAGCTTTTACCAGCAGTTACTGGATGGGTACAAAGCTGGCATAAAAGCAGATAGCAAAGAAGGAAAGAAACAAAAAGCGTTCTATGCACGAGTTGTGCATGATCGTTATAGAAAGATTGCAAGTAAGGGCGGAAAGATGAGAAAGGACGCCCCAGAGTGGCAGAAAAAAGCATTTAACATAGCCGTCTACGGGAAAAAGTGATCAGAATTAACGGAGGTACAAAACGATGGGAGGAAGAGGTGGAGCCGGTGGCGGCATTGGAGCCGGAGAATCTGGGCGTGGGCGCGGTATGAGCCTTGCGCGGTTTTTGTCACAGCAGGATATTAACCGAGCAAACGCTGCGTCTGTCACTGATATGGGCGATATTATCAGGCGCACATTTGAGCGCAACGCTGCTGAAATCAATGGGCTTGAGCTGTCGGACGCTGAAAAGAAAGACGCCGTAAAGCAGATGGCAACTCTCGCAACAACGGCACTAAAAACGGCGGCAGGAGCAGTCAATCCTTATGCAAGCGGGCCTGCGCGCCTGACAACGGCGCAGAAAACAGGAAGCGCCGCAGACAGAGCTGCAAGAGCGCGCGGTGAAATGGATAGCTACATGCGGAAATTGCGTGACCAGTCCAGTAAAAACCGCAAAGCAGCAGAAAACAAGGCGTTTTCCAATGCCTTTGTAACAGCGCAAAAGTCCGGTGCGTTGGAAGTTACGGTAAACGGCAAGAAATACCGCAGAACTAACAAGCGCAGCGGTACATGGCGTCCGGTATGATTAACTTTGAAAATCTCGACAAGTTCACATTCCCCGGCGTTGGAAAGTACGACATTCCGCAGATCGAGCCGGTCAAGGCATATCCGCATGGCGAATTTATCCCTGTGAATTACCATTACACAGCAAAAGACCAGGCAAGCAAAATCGTTCATTTCTTTGTGGACGATTACCAATTCATTCGATATTGGAACACGCCGGACAAGTACATTCCGAAACTGTTGCAGTTTGCGGCGGTGTGTGCGCCGGACTTCTCCACATACACGGATATGCCGCTGGCGATGCAGATATACAACCATTACCGCAAGCATTGGTTGGCGGCATACTGGCAAATGCACGGCATGACGGTTTATCCGACAATCTCATGGAGCGATGAGAATAGTTATGACTGGTGCTTTGACGGTGAACCTGTCGGCGGTGTTGTGGCGGTTTCCTCGGTGGGAACGCAGGCAAACGCTGAAAGCAAGCGCCTGTTCCTGCGCGGCTACGAAGAAATGATGAAACGGCTATCCCCGGAATGGGTGATATTCTACGGGAAAGTGCCGGAAGAATGCGACTGGAATTTGATACGGGTAAAGCCGCACTATGATGATATTGTGAAACGGAGGAAAGCAAAATGGGCGGACGTGGAGGCGCAGGCGGAGCTGGAGACCGCGGAAAATCCGGAAGAATCCCTGCCGGAGGCAGCAAAGATGGAACCATTATTGGAGGCAAGCCGAGGGAAATAGAATCCTATATGCGCGAAGCCAGAGGGTGGAGCCCTGCATACCATCACGACGAAATCTTGGAAGCGAAGACGGATGGAAACGGAAACCTGACATTCAGCTATGCAAAAGCGGATTCTTATGAAAAAACCGCAAAAACAAATAGAACTGTGAACACGAAGTACATAATTCAAGCCGGGGCAATAAACGGGGAAACGTTTGGTATTGACTGGTCTAAGGTGCAATCGATTTCGGGGCAAACGTACAATTTGCGCAATGTTGCAAAAGCCAATGGCTTATCATGGGATGGGAAGAAAAAGCAATGGCGGCGCAAGAAATAACAAATGAAATACCCATTTACTCCTGAATTACTTGACGCCCTCCCGGAAGAACTGGCAGAATTGTTCCGTGCTCTTGAAATAACGCTGCTGGAAGAAATCTGCTCCCGGCTTAAAGCTGCGGATGAGCTGAACGAGGTAACGGTGCAGGATATTCGGGCGCTGCGGTCACACGGCATCGACCTCAAGAAGATCAGAAAGGAGATCCAGAAGACGGCGGATATCGGCGAGGAAAAGCTGAACAAGCTGCTGGACGACGTTGTAGAGCGCAATCAGCGCTATTACAACGGCCTTATCACGCTGGCCGATGTGACAAAGCCTGACCGGCTGGTAGACGCCTCCGATATCGACGCGATCCGCAGGCAGACGCTCGGAGAATTCCGAAATCTGACGCAATCTTTGGGGTTTTTAGTGGACAATGGCCAGAGAATGCTTCCGCCTGCGCAAGCATATCAGTGGGCCCTAAATTCGTCAACGCTGCAAATTCAGAGCGGGGCGATCAGCTATAATCAGGCGATTGCCAACGCCGTCAAGCAGCTGGCAGAAAGCGGAATCAAAGTTGTGGACTATGAGAGCGGGCACACAGATCAAATCGACGTGGCTGCCCGCAGGGCCGTTATGACAGGTGTAGCTCAAATCTGCGACAAGTATTCCGACCAGTCGGCGGAATATCTGGATACCCGGTATTTTGAGATCACAGCCCACTCCGGCGCACGAGACAAGCCCGGCCCGTCCCCGTGGTCGAGCCACAAGGATTGGCAAGGGAAAATTTATTATAAAAGCGAAAACGGAGAGCCTGACCCGCTTGGGCAGTACAAGGATCTCGTGGAGACGACTGGCTACGGCTATGTAGACGGCCTGACCGGAGCAAATTGCCGACACTACAAACACGCATTTCTCCCCGGCATTATGGAGCCTACCTATTCCGAAGAGCAGCTGGAGCACATCGACGACGGCCTCGGCTGTGAGTTCGACGGGAAGAAATATACTGCATATGAAGCAACCCAGATGCAGCGCAGGCTTGAGCGGGAAATCATAAAGCAAAAAAAGCTGAAAAAAGCCTACAAAGCATCAGGCCAAAAGGATAAGGAGACTGCCGCAACAGCCAAGCTGCGCCGCCTGAACACGAAATACCATGATTTTAGCAAGGCCGCAGGGCTGCCAGAGCAGCCGGAGAGAATGAAGGTGTTATATGATTGACGAAAAACTGAAAGCCGCCATTGAGCGGGCGCTTGCCGCCGGGTTCCGCGTTCAGCTGAAGCGCATGAAGGACGGAACAGTCAAGGCGCAGATCATCAAGGCGGAAGAGCTGAAAAAGTAATACAGATACCGCAGCACAATCGAGTGCGCGGAATGGCACGATGAGCCAACTACTGAGATTATCTTAGTGGTTGGCTCTTTTTGTTTCGGTAAAAACCGCATGAGCGGGGTTTATACAAAAAATTGGCTATCTGCAAGCCTAAAAGTGCAGGCGGGAGGTCATGGCGACGACCTAAAAAGCCTATCCCGTAAGGAGAAACCATGAAAAAAGAAGAATTGCTGAGCATTGGCCTGACAGAAGAGCAGGCGGACAAGGTTTTTGCCATGAACGGCAAGGACATTGAGAAGCACAAAAAGGCCGCAGAGGACGCAAAGGCGGACAAAGAGGCCGTGGAAAAGCAACTGGCCGACCGCAACAAGGACATCGAAGACCTGAGGAAGTCCAGCGGGGACGCTGAGAGCGTTCGCAAGCAACTCGAAGACCTTCAGGGCCGGTACACCAAGGAAACCGAGGATTACAAGGCGCAGCTCGCAAGCCGCGACTACGCCGACGCCATGACCCGCGCGATCACGGCCAAGGGCGTCAAGTTCTCTTCCAAAGCCGCAGAGAAAGCCTACCTTGCAGACCTCAAGGAGAAGCACCTTGAATTGAAAGACGGCGAGCTGACCGGCTTCGACGAGTGGCACAAGACCCAGCTTGAAGCAGACCCGACCGCGTTCCAGTCCGACAAGCCCGCGCCCACATTTGTCAAGCCCGTCGGTCAGGGCGGCGCACCGGCGGCAAAGAGCAAGGGCGCAATGTACGCGCAGCAATTCAACGCGCAGTTTGCGCAGACACCAAACAAGGAGTGATTTGAAAAATGTCTATCGTTGTAAACACAAAAGCAGAAGTCAGGCCGAATTTCCTCGAAAGCGAAGTCGGCCTCGTACTGAAAACCCGTGAAATCCCCGCGTCGATGGGCGTGCAGGACGGCAAGTACAAGATCGTAAAGGCCGGTACGCCGTTCCCGTCCGACAACTCGAACGCCGTCGGCATCGTGTTTGAGGACATCGACGTGACGGACGGCAATATGCCCGGCTCCGTGATGGTCGCGGGCCGTGCGCTGGCAGACCGCCTGTCGCTGGCCTCTGCAGCCAAGACCGCGCTGTCCGGCAAGGGCTTCACGTTTGTCGACGCGCCGGAGACCACGCGCGGCTATACCGTGACCTACGACAAAAACGACGGCAGCGGCACACCGCCCGTCGACGAGAACGTCTACACAGAGGGCTCCTATGCCGACGTATCGACCGAATACCCGCTGACCAAGAGCGGCAACACGCAGACCGGCTGGAGCACGGCTAAGGGCGGCGAAGCTGTTTCCAAGGTCGAAATGACCGGCAATGTGACCCTGTACCCCGTGTGGACTACGGCCTAAAGAAGGAGGAAAAACACCATGCCTGACATTCTTGAACTGATTTCCGACGCTGACCGTCTGGATTTCTCGCAGAACATTTCCGTCGCGCGCCCGGCCTACCTCGGAGACCGGCTGTTCCCGGATCAGAAAACCGAAAACCTGAAAGCCGAGTACCTGCGTCTCGCGAACGGCGCACAGATCCCCACGATGGCGACTGTGCACGCGCTCGACACCGAGGCTGAGATCGCCACGCGCCCGGCTCTCGAAAAGACCGCGGTTGAAAAGCTGTTTATCAAGCGAAAGATCAACCAGTCCGAGCGGGTGCGTCTGCTCAACGAAAACGGCGTATACGCCGACAACGCCATTGTGAGCTACGTCTTCGACGATATGCGCCTGATGGCCGACGCGGTCAAGGTAAGAACCGAAGTCGCGAAAATGGAAGTCCTTGCGACCGGCAAGATGACCATCAAGGAAAACAACCTCAACATGACTGTCGATTACGGCGTTCCGTCCGCGAACACCGGCTTCAAGATCGACTTTGGCGCAGACGCTGATATCATCGGCCAGCTTTATGCAATCACAGATCAGGCGGCGGCCTCCGGTCATGCGCTGAGCGAAATGGTCGTCGGTACGAAGATCCTGCGCAAGCTCGCGTCCAACAAGGGCATTCAGACCATCGTATACGGCACTGTGGGCGCGGGTACATTCGTCACTCCTGAGAAGCTGCGCAGCCTTTTCCTCAATCTGTTCGGCTTTGGCCAGATTACGGCCAACGACCAGCGCTACAAGGTGCAGACCGCGGACGGCAAAGAGAAGCCGTACAGATTCTTCCCGGAGGACAAGGTTGCGTTCCTGTCCAACGGCACGGCCAATTCCTTTGGCGTCGGCCTATGGGGCGTGACGCCGGAAGAAAAGGCATACGGCCCGTACTCCGACAAGAGCGCACAGCAGTATATCACCATTACGCAGTGGCAGACGCCTGACCCCGTAGCCGTCTGGACGAAGGCAAGCGGCCTGTTTATCCCGGTCGTGCCCGATCCTTACGGCCTGTTCATCGGCGCGGACGTCAGCAAGTAAAATCGAGCCTCCGCGCCTGCATGACGGGCGCGGAGGCTGACCGGAAGGAGGGCGCAGCATGATCTACGCTGATTATGAGTATTACGCGACTGTGTACCGCGGGACGGCGATGGATGAAGAGCAATTTTGCGGCCTCGCCCGCAAGGCATCGGCTTACGTCGACTACATCACCATGAGCCGCGCGCGCTCCGCCGCCGGGGACAAGCTCGAAGCCGTCCAGAACTGCGTCTGTGCGCTGGCCGAGCTGGAGCAGGACGCTGGGAAGCTGGACAGCCTCGTCTACACGACCGACAGGCCCGTATCAAGCGAGACGGTCGGCGGCTGGTCGCGAAGCTTTGGTTCACGAAATCTGTCCCAGGCAGATATACAGCGGACAGAGACGCGCCGCCGTGAGATCGTGCTGGCGTACCTCGGGCCGACCGGATTACTCAAAGCAAGGGGGTATGGGCCGTGTCCATGTTCCCCCACACCGTAACCATCTACAACGTCTCGCAGGAGACAGACCCGGCGACATTCAAGGACGTGGAGAAAACCTACATCACCGTCCTGCGCGGCGTTCTGCTGGAAGCCTCCAAGGCGGCCAACGTCCGCCAGAGCGGGCTTGAGGGCGCGGATGCGGTGAATCTGTACATTCCGTTCTCTACGGTTGCTGTAGACGGCGTGACGGGCGCAGAAAAGCGCTACGTCGGCCCGCAAGAATTCTGGCGTGCAACTGATAAAAGCGGAATCTGGACGCTCTCCACGGACGGCAACGGCGGAACGACATTCTTTATCAAGGGTGAAGTCGTGGAGCCGGACAAGACCGAGCAGGCGCTTGAAATGCTCTATGACGACGTTTACAAGGTCACAAAGGTCGATATGAAGGACTTCGGAAGCCAGGACATGAGACACTTCGAAGTCGGAGGGGCCTAATATGCTGAAATTCAGCGTAAAGGCAGACGGCTTTGATGAATTGCATGAGGCAATCGCGCAGGCGTGTACCAAAGCGGAGCATATTGTTGCAACGCAGGTGCGGAAGGACACAAGCCCATATGTGCCGTTCCTGACTGGTTCTCTCAACGAGAGGACGCGGGTTGTGGGAAATTCTGTTGTCTACCCCGGCCCGTATGCGCGATTTTTGTACTACGGGAAAGTCATGGTAGATCCGGAGACCGGGAGCACATACGCGCCGAAGGGCGGCACGAAAGTGCTAACCGACAAAAACCTTGTGTTTAACAAGTCCGGACACGCACAAGCACAGGCGCACTGGTTCGAGGCTTCAAAGGCTGAGAACCTTGATAAATGGATCCGTGTTGCGGATAAGGCGGTGAAAAATGGTCTCTGAAAAGCAAAGAAAACTGGTATCCGCAAAGGAAGAGCAGGACATTGCCCGAAAAATGATGATCTGGGCAAACGCCTTTTCCGATGACGACATGCCAGCTGCAACGATCAACTACGAATTTCTTGCTGCGGATTCTGCAAGTATGGCGCTGTCCACTATTCAGGGCGCGTATATCACACGAAAATTCATCCTCGGCGGACACGAGGCGGAATACCAATTCAAGATCATCGCCCGCATCATCCCCGGCAGCAGCAACGACAAGCGCCTGAAATGCGACGCCATGCTGAACCGGTTCGGGGATTGGGCAATGCAGAACCCGCCGGATCTGGGCGACGGCATGCGCGTCCGGCGTGTGGAAGCGTCCAGCCGCGCGGCAATGTTCGCCCGGTACGAGGACGGCACGGAAGACCACCAGATTTTAATGAAAATGACATATGAGGTGATTTAACTATGGCAGAAGTTACTTTTAACACAACCGCCGGTCAGACCATCGACCGGGAGCTGCTGATCGCATATCTGAACACCGGCGAGTCCTCGACGCCCGTATGGTCGCCGTTCGGAACGCGCGTCACAGACTCCAGCATGGAGTACGATTGGCAGGAGGATTCCAGCAAGGACATCCTCGGCACGACCAGAACCACCATGAAAAAACCGATCATCACGCAGAGCTTTGACCCGTGCGACCTTGACGCGGGCGACGCGGCGCTGAAGAAAATCTGGGATCTGGCAATCAAGCAGCAGAACGCAGCTGCGCTGGCGAATCAGGACGTGCTGATCGTCCATCATTATGCAGGAACGGCCAAGACGGCAGTCTTCGCGGAGCGCTACGACGCGTCTATGGTCAAGCCGTCCAGCCTCGGCGGCGAGGGCGGCGGCTCGGTAGGTATGCCCATCGACGTGACGCTCGGCGGCAAACGCACGACCGGCACGGCGGCGGTTGGCGCCAACGGGGCTATTACCTTCACGCCAGACGCAGCGTAAGGAGGAATCGCAATGCCTGAAATCAAATTTGAAACCGGTATCGTATCGTTCAAGCTGAACGACGCGGCGGAAGTCTCCTTCAACCCGACCGACAGCGCATTTGTCGAACAGATCTTCAACACCTTTGACGAGCTGGACAGGAAGCAGGAGGCGTATAAGGCCGAAGTCGACCACTGCGCGGACAAGAAGGAGATTTTCGCCATTGCCCGCCGCCGCGACGCGGAAATGCGGGACATGATCGACGGCCTGTTTGCCAAGCCTGTCTGCGCAGACCTGTTCGGCACTATGAACGTCTACGCGCTGGCCGACGGCCTGCCAGTATGGTGCAACCTCATGCTGGCCGTGATCGATCAGATCGACACGAGCTTCGCGGCAGAGCAGAAGAAGACCAACCCGAGGATTGCGAAATATACAGATAGATGGAAAACGCGCAGGCCCCCTGTTCGCGAAATATATTGATAGATGGGGAAAGTGATCTATTCCCTGCCGACCTCTGTTGAGGTCGACGGAACAGAATACGCGATCCAATCTGATTACCGCGCAATCCTCGATATCCTCGTAGCCCTGACAGACAGGGAACTGGACGAGCGGGATAAGGCGGAAGCGGCGCTGACCATCTTCTATCCCGACTTCGAAGAAATGCCCGTCAGCGACTATCAGGAAGCCCTGAACCAGTGCTTCCGCTTCATCGACCACGGGCAGGAGAATCGAGAGAAGAGAAAGCAGCCAGAGATCATGTCATGGGCGCAGGACTTTGATCTCTATATTGCGCCTATCAACCGAATCGCGGGCTGCGAGGTCAGGGCGCTGGAATACCTGCATTGGTATTCGTTTCTATCGTACTATCAAGAAATCGGAGATTGCCTGTATGCACAGGTGGTTTCTATCCGCGATAAAAAGGCCAGAGGGAAGAGCCTCGACAAACAGGAGAGGGATTTCTACCGGCGCAACCGGGATATCGTCGATCTGAAGACAACATACTCGGAGGCCGAAGCCGACCTGCTTGCCGTATGGGGAGTCGGGACAAAAAACAGCCGCCCCGGTTAAGGGGCGGCAGCAGGAAAAACTTATTTTTTATACTCGAAAACGATTTCGCTACCCCAGAAGCTTGGAGAGAATCGAATCTCGATCTCACTCCAATCCTGCGGCGCTTCATATCCGACGACACCTTTCATTTTCTTCCCGGCGGCAATCGTGCCGTCAAGCTGCGGCTCGTCGGAACTCATCATCGCGGTGAGGCTGAGGCTGGTTGTATAGCCATCAATGTAGCTTTCGAATGAAAGCATGGTGCTGGACGCAATATCGCGGGATGAATTGTTTTCGATCTCGAATTCGCACAGAACAAAGACCTTTCCATCATCCGGCGAGACGTAATTTTGGCCGGAATTCTCGGTAACACTGAGCAACGTGACCGCCACGCCGTCTAGAACGACCTGGTCCCCAACGCCAAATGTTTCAGGCCCGGAATCGGATTGCTGCGGCGGCTGCTGCGAAGAAGAAACTGAGGTTCCGACCTTTTCCGGCTTGGAGGACGATCCGCAGGAAGCAAAGGCCGCGCCAATAAAGACGAAAAGACAGAGGAATACGATTAAAGCCGTCAGGCAGCCGCTGGGGCGTTTCGCCTGCTTTTTGGTTTTTAGCCCGCCAACAACGTCAACGCGGTTCGAGGCGTTAATCTTGATGGTAAAAAACGCATTCTGTTGCCCTTCGGCAATGGTAAAGGATATGGTTTTATCCAGACGGCGATACCGGTAAAAAGAAAGTTCGTGCTGGCCCGGAGCGGCCACGGCTCGAAGTTCTTCACCGTTTTTCAGCGTGCCGACATCACAGCCATCCAATGCAACGCCGACGGTCAGGCCAGAACCGTAAAAAGAATTGTCCCGGCTGATTTGGATAATGCAATCACTCATATTTCTTCCCTCCTTACTTGGAAGATAACACAAATAATAACAAAAATCAACCGAAAAGGTGGTGAAAATATGGCAGATGGGAAAATTGTGGTCACCGTCGACGCGGACGCAAAAAAGGCGCAGAAGGAGCTTGATACGCTGTCCGCGAAAATCGACAAGATGGAAGCCAAGCTAAACGAGGATACCGGAACGCAGAGCGGGCTTAAAAAGGAGCTGGACGCTGCGCTTCAGTCCGCAAAGCAGACGGAAGACGCGCTGAAATCGCTCCGCTCGGAGGCTGACCGCCTAAAGGGCATCACATCCGGAAACGCTTCGGCTAATCCAGCGGAGTACATAGACGCTTATTCTCGACAGGCGGAGGTTGCTGCACAAATCAAAGAGCAGGAACAGCTGCTGGTGCAGCAAAACAAAACGGCGGAAAAGCTCGGGAGTCAATATGCAAAGATCACCGACAAGGTGATAACCCAGACCGATGCGCTTGACGCTGCAAAGACCAAAGCCGGTGAGCTGGTGCAGCAGATCACAAATGCCAGCGGAGCTTCGGCTAAAATGGCGGAAGTATCGGCAAGCGTCGAAAAAAGCATGAACAAATTCGGAAGAAGATTAAGCGGGGTACTGAGGAGCGCGCTGGTCTTTACCGTCCTGTCCCGCGGCCTTTCGCAGCTGCGCAGCTGGCTTAGCCAGACGATCATGCAGAATGAGGCGGCCCGTGCATCTATCGCGCAGCTGAAAGCAGCTCTTCTGACGCTTGCACAGCCGATCCTCGAAGTCGTGATCCCGGTTTTTGTGAAGCTGGTCAACATTCTGGCACAAGTCGTGACGGCAATCGCAAAGTTTTTCGGTATGCTGTCCGGGAAAAGCTGGAGCGCGCAGGTATCTGCCGCGAAGGGACTGAACGCCGAGAAAGAGGCGCTGGAGGGCGTAGGTTCTGCCGCAGAAGACGCAAGCAAAAGCATGGCCGGATTTGACGAGATCAACCAGATCACCAGCAATCAGGCGTCCGGCGGCGGAGGCGGGGCGGGCGGCGCTGCCGACTCGAGCGGGATCACGCCGGATTTCTCGAATCTGGATCTTGCCGAAGATAAGCTGAACGACATCCTCGGCATTGTCGGCGCGATCGCGGCCGGACTGCTCGCGTGGAAGATCGCCAGCATGTTTACAGACAGCTTAAGCAAGATCGGCGGCATCGCACTTGCGGCCGCAGGCGCGTTTGCGCTTGTCTATTTCTGGCTGGACGCATGGAACAACGGTATCGACTTGACTAATTTTCTCGGGATGCTCGCCGGGCTTGCGGCCCTTGCTGGCGGACTCGCAATTGCATTCGGGCCGACCGCTGCGGCAATCGCTCTCGTGGTAGGTGGCCTTGCGATGTTAGTCGTCGGGATCAAAGATGTGATCGAAAACGGCTTTACGCTGGAAAACACACTGACCATCATCGCCGGACTACTTGCCGCCGGTATTGGGATCAGCATCCTGACGGGCAGCTGGATTCCGCTCCTGATTGCCGGGTTTGTTGCCGCTTTGGTGGCACTTGTTTCCTTTACCGGGCACGGGGAAGAGCTGATTCAAGGGCTGAAAAAAATCATAGACGGATTCGGGAAGTTCTTCAAGGGCGTGTTTACGGGAGACATGAAACTTGCAGCGGAAGGTGCAAAGCAGATCTGGGAAGGGCTTAAGCAGACGTGGAACGCGATTGTAAACTCCATCAAGGACGCGTGGAACGCATTTATTACATGGCTGCAGGGTAAGAACCCGGCACTTGCTGCGATTTTTGAAACGATCGGAAAGCTGTTCTCCGACCAGTACAACGCATGGAAAAAGATCCTCAGCGGCCTTATTACCTTCCTGACCGGCCTATTCACCGGAGACTGGAAGAAAGCATGGAACGGTGTCCTAGATATTCTGAAAGGCGTTTGGAATCTCATTGTCGGCACGGTCGAAGGCGCGATTAACTTTATCATTGACGGAATTAACCTTTTGATTTCCGCTTTGAACAAAATCCACTTTGAAGTTCCAGATTGGGTTCCGCTTGTTGGCGGAAAATCATTTGGCATCAACATCACGCCTGTTTCCCGTGTATCGCTCCCCCGCCTAGCCTCCGGCGCGGTCATCCCGCCGAACCGGGAGTTTATGGCTGTGCTGGGAGACCAGAAAAGCGGAACGAATATCGAAACCCCGCTTGCCACAATGGTGCAGGCGTTCAAGCAGGCCATGAACGAAACGGGCGGCATGGGCGGCAGACAGATCACGGTTGTTATGCAGCTCGACCACAGAGAACTTGGACGCGCGGTGTATAACCTTAACAACGAGGAAACACAGCGCGTCGGAGTGAAGCTTGCGGGGGTGAAGGCATGACAAGCATTTTGAGCCTTGACGGCAAGGAGTATCCGAATCTGCATGTTGTGAGCCTAAAGCGTTCGTTTTCCGTCCTCGACGGCGATAACGCGGGCCGCGTGATGACCGGCGCGATGACGCGCGACATTATCGGTACATTTTACAATTACAGTTTGGAGATCGATCCTGTTTCGTCTGATCTTGCAGAATATGATGCGTTTTACGAGAACATTTCCGCGCCGGTCGATAGCCACGTTCTGACTGTCCCGTATGCGCAATCTGTTTTGACGTTTGATGCCTATGTGGCAAACGGAGAAGATGAACTTGTATCAAGATACGGCGATAGGAGCGAATGGCAGAACTTATCGATTAACTTTGTTGCAATGAAACCGAAGAGGGTTCCGGTATGAGCGTTCAAGTGATTTATGAGGACGTTGCGGTAGGCGCGGCGGAGGCGGCCAGCGTGGCGAGTACCGCCGCGCAGCCGATCTCCGACCTGTCCCTGCTGACATACGGCGCAGAGCCGGTGACCGTTGCGACGAACGAGCTGAACCAATGGAAACTGGACGGCTCCCGTCCGATCCTCACGACCGAGCGGGCGGCGTTCTGGTCTTCGGCTCCGAGCAAAGCGGACTGCACCTTTGACGCGAACCCGACGCTGACTATCACGCTGGACGGCACGTTCGCAAGCTCCGGCATTTACCTCTATTTTGACGGTGGCACCGGCGACTATTGCAGCGCCCTGACCATGACGTGGTACAACGGCGAGACAACCGTCGCGTCGCAGGACTTCACGCCGGACGGCCAGAAATATTTCTGCGCCAAGCCAGTCACGGGCTACAACAAGCTCGTGATTGAGCTGAAAAAGACGAGCCTGCCGTACCGCTATGCGAAGCTCCGACAGATATTCTTCGGCATCGTCCGGGAATTCGAGCGGGAGGATCTGCGCAGCGTCAACGTCACCGAGGGTGTCAGCGTGATCTCCGACGACGTGGAGATCAATACGCTGGATTTCACGATCGACAACTCAGACGATATTGACTTCATTTTTCAGGAAAAGCAGCCCGTCAGCGCCTACGACGGCGCAAAGCTGATCGGCGTCTTTTACATCAAGAGCTCGTCCCGGTCGAGCGAACGGCTCTATGATGTATCCTGCCAGGACGCGCTCGGCATTCTGGACGACGAGCCCTTCGCGGCGGCGGTCTACAGCAGCAAAAACGCGAAGGAGCTGATAACCTCGATTCTCGGCGCGCACTTCACGCTGGACTTCGACCCTGCGCTGGAAGACGAGACCGTAACCGGCTATATCCCGGACTGCACGAAACGAGAAGCGCTGCAACAGATCGTTTTCGCGCTTCGTGCGACCATTGACACAAGCGCGTCGCGTGGCGTGCGCGTCCGGAGGCTCACAGCAGCCTCTCCTGCCACGATTCCGCTTGATCGGACATACACGGGCGGCAGCGTTGAAACGGCGGCAGTGGTCACGGAGATCCGCGTGACGGCACACAGCTATTCGGCGTCCGGAAGCGGGGAGAACGTGGAGGTCGGCGGTACGACCTACTATCACACGACGTCTGTCACGTCCAAGACCAATCCGAACGCCACCACACAGACCAAGCCGAACGTCATCGAGGTACGCGACGCTACGCTGGTCAACAGCGACAACGTTGCCGCCGTCGCGCAGCACGTCTTTGACTACTATATGCGCCGTCAGACGCACAGTGTCAAAATTGTCATGGACAAGGAAGCCCCGGGCGATTACGTGCAGACCACAACGCCGTGGGGCACGAAGATCACCGGAACGATCACCAGTATGGGCATTCGCCTCAGCGGAATCGCGGCGGCAGAATGCAAGATTATCTGCACATAGAACGGAGGTGCGGCATTTGGTACAGGGAGATTCGTATAACCTTAGTGTTACCATCAAGAATAAAGGGCAGCCTCTGGACGTTGCAAGCGTTGAAAAGGTGGAAATTTCTCTGCTTTATCTGCAAAAGAGCTATCCGGGAGAGATCGGATACGAGGACGGAAAGTTTCTGTTTCCCCTCACCCAGCAGGAGACCTTTCGGCTCCCGAAGCTCTGCCAGATGCAGGTGCGCGTGAAATTCAAGAGCGGTGACGTGATTGGCTCGGAGATCAAGCAGATCGACGTTGCGCACGCGCTTTCAAAGGCGGTGTTGTGATGGGCGGCATTGAATTTGAACTCAAGAACCGCGACCCGATCGACGTTTCCTTTAACGTTTCCGTGCGTGCTGGCGGCGGCTCCGGCGGCGGCTACAACATCGGCCCCGGCCTGAAGCTGGACGCGGAAACAAATACGCTCTCCGTTGATACGGCGGAGATCGTAGAGAAGGACAACACCAAGCCCGTCACCTCCGCCGCTGTGTTTACGGAGGTCGGCAACATTAACGCGCTGCTCGCGACGATTTAAGGAGAGGATTTTATGAGCACACAAACCGAAATTACCAGATTGCAGACCGCGCGGAACAAGCTGCGCACATGGCTCGTCGGCCTCGGCCTCGCCGCGAGCACGGACAAGCTCGACGCGCTGGCCGACAAGGCAGCAGCCATCAAGAATAACGGCGCGGTCGACGCGCAGGTCAAGGAGGGTGAGTCCTACACCGTTCCGAAAGGCTATCACGACGGCACCGGCACGGTCAAGGGCGTCGGAGGCGGCGGCAACTACCAGCTGCAAGCCAAGTCGGTAACGCCGACGAAGGAGCAGCAGGCCGTCACGCCAGATCAGGGCTATTACGGCCTGTCCGGCGTGACCGTCGGCGCGATCCCGGAAAACTATCAGGACGTCTCCGCCACGACCGCCGCGCCCGGCGACGTGCTGGCAAATAAGGTATTTATCGATGCAGACGGCGTGACGCAGGCAGGCACCATGCCGGATAACGGCGCGGTATCCAAGGTCCTGGACGCGACGGCCGGCAATCAGGAATACACTGTCCCCGCCGGTAAGCACTCCGGCGCGGGCAAGGTAGCCATTGCGCTGGAAACCAAGTCCGCCACGCCTGCCGAGGCCGCGCAGGACATTACGCCCACAAAGGGCAAAGTCCTCGGCAAGGTCACGGTCGGCGCGATCCCGGGCAAATACAAAGACGTTTCCGGCGTGACTGCCGGAGCTGCTGACGTGCTGGACGGCAAGTTTATCGTCCTCGCCGACGGCAGCAAGGTCGAGGGCACCATGGCCAACAACGGCGCGATCTCGAAGACCATCGACGGCCTCACGCAGACCAGCGTAGACATCCCCGCAGGCTACACCTCCGGCGGCACCGTCAGCATGACAGACGACATCGAAAACGCCCTCGCCGCGATTTGAAGGAGAAACAGATATGAGCGTACAGACAGAGATTGACCGCATTATCACGGCAGTCGGCGCGGCGTATGACGCAGTGGAGGCCAAAGGAGGCACAGCCCCTGCGGCACAGACCATCGAAGGGCTTGCCGCAGTAATCGGTACGATTCAGACCGGAATCGCTCTGCGGCTGATCGTAACAGTATCTGCCGGTGCGACGGTCACGGCGACGAACGGCTCAAAAACGATCAGAGGAACATCTGACAGCACCGGCGTTTGCACGCTTATCGTTCCGGAAGCCGGAACATGGAGCGTATCTGCGACACTGGATGGGAAAACGTCCGACACAAAATCCGTATCCATCACGGATAGCTATGCGGTGGCGCTTAATTTTGTATATCCGACACTGAATAAAAATACTTGGGAAACAATAAAAAATATATCCGACGCGGGACAGGGCGCGAACTATTGGAGCATTGGCGACCGAAAGGCGGTAACGCTAAACGGCACGGTTGGACATCTTACACTATCTAATTACACAACATATGCGTTCATTATTGGATTTAACCATAACGCGAGCCTAGAAGGGGAAAACCGTATCCATTTCCAACTTGCAAAGACCGCGCTCTCCGGCGGTACGGACGTGTGTTTCTGCGACAGTTACTATACCTCGCCCGTTTCGACAACCGGCTATTTCTCTATGAACAGTAGTGCAACGAACTCCGGCGGATGGGCGAGCTCGCAAATGCGTACAAATATTTGCGGGACAAGCCTCTCGAGCTATTCCGAAACGATTATCGCAGTCATTCCGGCGGCGCTCCGTGCAGTCCTAAAGTCCGTTACCAAGTACACGGACAATACGGGAAATAATAGCACATCCGCGAGTGCGGTCACGGCGACAAAGGATTACTTTTTCCTCCTCTCGGAGTTTGAGGTTTTCGGGAGCATTTCGAGAGCAAACTCGAACGAGGCGAGTAAGCAAGCGCAGTACGCCTATTATTCCGCTGGAAACAGCAAGGTAAAGTACAAGCACAACGGAACGAGCACCGCCGCTCGTTGGTGGCTCCGTTCTCCGCTTGCGAGCAGCTCCGACGGTTTCGAGAATGTGAACACCAACGGGACAGTCGAAGACCGAACCGCGCGCGCTTCCTTCGGCTTCCCACCCGGCTTTTGCGTATGAGGGAAAAGCGCATGGAGTATATCGTGTATAAGCGTTTCCGCGGGAATGGCATCGATGGAGAATTTAATCTCCGATATGGAACTGCGGTATCGGAGATTGAAGGGTTCCTGTTTGCAGCGGACGGCAGGCGGATATGCGCTGCGACATCCGAAAACGGGTGGGAGCATTTCAGGCAGAATACACCAGAGGGCGCGATGCGGCAAGAAATGCTTGAACGCCTCTATCAATGGTATGCAAAGCACGGTTGCGGTGAAGATTTTGCGGATGACAAATGGCCGGGGCAGGAAAACGGGTACTGGAAAAACCGGCTGCGTACCGCAAGCACAGAGCGATTAGAGAAAATTTATCAAGAGAAATTTGGAGGGACGCCATGTATGCAGTAAAACAGGACGGCGCATTTGCCGGGTATGCGGACAACATTATACTCATCCGATTGCACGACAATGGCTGTTATGTACCGTGCAAGGAAACAGAAGCTGAAGGATTTTGTTCGAAGATGGCCGTGAATATTATGGATGAAGAAGGAATTGAGCATCAGGTGCTTTCTGACATGGTGTTTCGTCTCACAGACCATACGCTGAAAGGTACTGAGCCAGAAGGCAGCTATGAGGAAATGGGCGCGGCACTGCCACTCACAGATGCAGAAACAGCGGCGAAAATTTTACTTGGGGAGACAGATTGATGAGTTACACAGAAAGAGCCAGAGCATTGAGACCCTATATTGAAAAAGCGTCTATTAGCTTACCCGATGAGGATGCGCTGCAAGCAGTAGAGCTGTTTCCTCAGTGGGTGACAGGCCATTCTTACGTGGTCAATGATCGGCTTCAATACAATGGCATACTATATCGCGTGGTGCAGGCGCATACCTCACAGGCAGACTGGACACCGGATATTACACCGGCACTGTTTGTGATCGTTTCACTAGATGAATGGCCGGAATTCGTGCAGCCTACTGGTGCGCATAATGCCTACAAAAAGGGCGACAAGGTGACATTCAATGGAAAGCATTACATTAGCTTGATTGACGCGAATGTATATTCACCAGCGGCATATCCGGCTGGTTGGCAGGAACAGGCGTAAATTTGAGAATATGGGAGGAAACATGGAGCCTCATTATTGCAAATACGCCTACCGCAAAAACGGAGACGTGAGCTTGCATTGCCGGTATCTGACGGAAAAAGGGGCGAGGCAGGGAAAAAGGCCGACTGGACAGACGCGGCCTTCGTGCCGATCTGATAAACACAGAAGGGAGACACCATGGACACCAAGACTATCATCGTTACGCTCGTCACCGACCGCACGCAGGCGGATGTGGAGCGGGTGCGGGAGCTGGCGGCGAAGGGCTTTTCCGCCATGACTTCCGACGAGCAGGCGGAATGGCTGGCCGGGATGAAGGGTGCGTACAACGCCGCTGATCTCAATCGCGTGGGAACCGCCCTGAATTATCTGGCGGGACGCCTCGCCTCAATCTGCGGGAAGAGCATCACGTGGACGGCGAAAACCGATTGGGCTGTCACGGACATTCCAGTAGCCTCACAGGCCGAGACATACCGACGGCAGATACAGGACATTCGCGACGCGCTTGCGTATCCTGCCGGGACGCCGGACGTGCCGCAGCTGGCGCGCCTGACCTACATCGGCGCGAATGATATCGAGCGCATTCTTGCGCTCTGCGAAGACTTAATCGTCAACGTTGCAAAATCTTTTCGCCACACCGGCGCGGCGGAGTGCGCCGCAGGAGGATTACTCACATGAAAGATAGGCAGCCAACACAGGTTTTAGCCAACGGCGCGATCCGCTACGGCGTCTATAACGCCGACGGCACGCTCAACCACTACGAATACCTCAAGCGCGAGGACGCGCCTACCGTCGAGGGTACGCCACTCAACAAGGCAAATCTGCTATCCGATGCAACCGCCGCGAAGATCTGGCCCGGCTCGAAGAAGCCGGACGACCCGACCGTGAACGACGCGCTCGGCAAGCTTTCGGAGGGTACGGCCAAAGTCGGCGACATCGCTATCACCGCCCGCACCGACCTCTCCGACGCATGGCTCCCGTGCGACGGGCGCACTGTATCGCAGGAACAGTATCCAAGCCTCTGCGCCGTCTTGCGGACGCCGGACAGCCCGGCGATTTGGACGGAAAAGACCGTATCAACAAACGTCGGAGCGGGCGGCGACGCGATCTCCTACGAAAACGGACATTGGTTCCGCACGTACCGGGACGCGACATCCGCACACATTCTGGTGTCGGACGACGGCGAGACGTGGGTAGAATGGCCGATTCCGCAGAACTTCTGGACCGACTCGACCACACTTACTTCTCGAATTGTAGCAGCAAATGCTGTAAAGCACTACAATAATCAATATGTATGTAGCGTGTTAGTACTGTGCGCTACAACATCAGGCACAAAATACAGTTGGGGTGTTCTATTTGCAAGAGAGGTATTTAACGCATTTCAAATCGATTCCCCAGGGGTCTTCGACTGGTATGATTCAGATCGGGTAGAAGACTTTACAGGTACGCGTGCAGACATATATTGGGATGGCCGCTACTTCTTTATAGTAGATAGAGAGGACGATGCCTACGCCTCCATCGCCATATTTCGATATACAGATCAGCTTACAGCCAAAACCAGACCAGCAACTAGCTCGGAAACATCGTGGACTGCTGGGCCGCAACTCCCTGCGTTTGATCTGCGGAAGATTCTCGTTCGGGCAGCAGGCGATGGCATTTTTGTCGTAACTATACGTCCTTCCGGCTCTAATGTCGACGACTCATACGAGTGGCTTTCATACTTCCAAGGTGTTACAGCATCACGACTTGACAAAGACCTGATCACACTTAAACCATCAGATTCTATTGAGTATGAAGCCTTTTTTGAGGTGAATAACGATGTATACCTATACTACACATTCAACAGGTCTGAATATTATCGCCGCAAAATAACGGTTGGAAGCACACTGGACGTATCGACGTCTAGGATAACTGAAGGCGATAGAATACAGTATGCGATAAGCTGCAGCGATCAGGTTGTAGGGGTGTACGATTCGACGGTTAAAGTAGCAGAAAATATAGAGCAAGGATGGGATTTTTCGGCTTCACTTCCTAAAGCCATTGGTAACTATCCTGTTGCAGCAGGCACCATCGTAAGACTGCCATACAAGTCTCAGGGCACGATTGTACAGGATGGTGTCCACGATTTTGCGTACGACAACAAGAAAATCCCTGCCATTACACCCGATAGTCGCAGCAAAGCCTACATCAAGGCGCTGGAGGAATAGCCATGCGGGATAGAATTGGCACAAACGATCTCGCAAACGGGGCCGTCCGCTACGGGGCGTATGACGCGGCAGGAAGTCTGCTGCGTTATGAATGGCTTCGCCCGGAGGACGAGCCGCTGGAAGCCGGGACGCCGCTCACGGCCGGGAACCTGCTGACGGCACAGAGCGCTGCAAAGATCTGGCGAGCGGGCGACGCACCGGCGAACCCGATGGTAAATGAGGCATTCGGGAAGCTGTCGGAGCCGAATTATCACGTCGGCGATATCCTCACGACCGTCCGCGTGCTCTCTGCCCCGTGGCACGCGTGCGATGGCTCAACCTTCAATCAGACTGCATACCCGGCCCTCTACGCCGTCCTCGGCGGCACGACGCTGCCAAGCATCAGCTATTCAAGCGACACCACTACCTACATCAAAATGGCGGACGATTAGCCCGGCAAATAAAAGAGAAAGGTACGGAAAAATGGACAGCAAAACCATCATCGTCACCCTCGTCTGCGCCGTGCTCGGCTCGTCCGCGCTGACGGCGGTAGTAAACGCCGTCGTCGGCGCGATACAGAAAAAGCGCGGCAAGGCCACGACGCAGGAGGCGCACCTAGCCGAGATTGACAAAAAGCTCGGGAAAATGCAGGAGCATCAGGACGAGCAGTATCTGGCGATCCTCAGACTGACCATCATGTCGGAGGAAATGCCAATGGCCGAGCGTTTGATCGCCGGGCAGAAATACGTCACACTCGGCGGGAACGGCGACGTGAAGAAGTTTTTACACCAGCTGGAGGCGCAATGCGGGCATAGCAATGGAATTCAGTAAAAAGTGGCTGATTTGCAGCGCGCTTGTCGGCCTCGCACTCATCATCGCCTGCGCGGCAGGCGCAGACCTGACGGAGATCACGCTTGCGGTGCTGGCTGAAACGACGGCTTCCAGCGGCTTTTACCTCTGGAAAGCCAAAAATGAGAACCGCGCGAAGTACGCGCAGAAGTACATGGATAAATGGGCCGAGAAATACGGCCCGGAAGCGGCAGCACGCATCGCAGAGATCGTGCTGAAAGATTGAAAGGAGCATACATATGGAAAACATCAAGAAGCGGCTCGGCAATCTGCTGAGCGTCAAATCCATCGTCACGCTGGTGCTGACGGCGGTATTTGCGCACATGGCAGTCGCCGGGAAGATCTCGCAGGACTTTATGATGGTGTATACCGTCGTGATCGCGTTTTACTTTGGCACACAGAGCCAGAAAGCGCAGGACGCGATCGACAACGCCACAAAGGAGGATGCGCAGAAATGAGCATCAAGATCGGGCAGGCCAGTCTCGGCGAGACGGGCGGCCGCAACCAGCAGCCCGGCAATCAGACCGGGCGGGAGCTGAATATCTCCAACTGGTACAATGGCCGCTGGCTCGGCGTCCTGCGCTACAAAAGCCGCAAAAAGGCTGCGCGGGCCGCGCAGACGTGCGAGGCGGCCATTAAAAACCGGAACATCGGTTACGATATGAGCGACCGGAACACGGCGTACGAGGCCGCAAAGGCCGTCCGATGGGACGTGAGCAAGATTGAAGAGCCAGTGGAGACGGATTGCTCCGCGCTCATGACGCTCTGCGCCGTGGCCGCAGGCTGTGAGGCCGTCGCCGCGCTCTACAAAAAGCAGGGCAACAGCTGCACCACCTACTGTATGCTGCACGATTGGCCAGCAACGGGAGATTTTGTGCTGCTGACCGGCAGCAAGTATCTGACGACGGACGCGAATCTCCTGCGCGGGGACGTACTGGTAAGCGAGGGCCATACCGTGATGGCCCTCGAAGATGGAAAAAATGCAGAGGAGGAAACCGAAATGGTAGAAAAGAGCAAGATCATCGTCGACGGAAAGGAATTCGCCGTTGAGCGTATCCTGAAAAACGGTACGAACTACGTAAAGGTGCGCGATATCGCCGCCGCGCTGGATCTCGAAGTCGGCAATAAAGGAAATATTGCCGTGCTGAAGCACAAGGAAAAGTAAGGAGGCGGGGCGTATGTCGCCGCAGGCGCGGGCCAAGCTGCCGCCAGAGCTGGGCAGGCTGACCAGAAAGGATATGGAGGCCGTAATCTATCAGGCCAATCTTGGCCGGGAAAATGAGAAGATCGCGCAGCTCTATTTTGTGGATAAGCTTCCCCAGGTAGACGTTGCGACAGAGCTGTTCCTGGGCCGCGCCACGGTACAGCGCCGCCTACCGGAGATCATGCGGGAGATGCAGCGGACATCCAGCAAACTGTATAACTGAGATAAGCGCCGAGAAATCGGCGCTTATTTTTAAAAATTTCTGCATTTTCCTCTTGACAATTACACGCATTGCGTGTATAATAAGGCCATAAGATAAAGCAAGGCGATAAGCCGGAAAGAGGTACATCATGGAAACCAAGATCATCAACAACCGTTACGAACTCATTGCTTGCACTGCCATTGCCACCGAGGCTGGTGACACGGAAGAACAGTCCGCGATCCTCTGCCGCGATATGGATGCCTGCCTGGGCGATGCATTCTGCGTGTACTTTGGCTACACGCTGGACGAACTTGCAGACAGCATTGAAGACGCTGACTATCCCGATTTCAGCGACGATACACTCGCCACCGTCCGCATCGACGGTCAGCCCATCAGCGCGTACTGCTTCTGATCGTTAGAAGCAGAGAATCCGCTTCGGTGTTCCAGCACCGAAGATGAAGCAAAACAAAATACGGCACAAAATTGGAGGATGGAAGACATGTTTAATATCGTTTCCGCGTGGGGAGCGCAGACAAATCTCCACTATAACCCGGACACTGCAAATAATGGTGGTGGCTACTGGCAGTATGCTGGGGGTATTGTGGCCGACATAGGTGGTCAGCTCGTCACCGTTGAAGTCGACGATATGTCCTGCGGTGATTTTGGCAGCCGCGTGTATTTTTCCGTGACTGCTGATGGCTTCTGCTGGAATTTTTCAGACGGCACAATGGACGGTGCGTCCGTTGACACCTCGGAGGATGTCTTGGGCGTTCTGCGGTCCATCTCCGGCGTTCTGGGCGTGGACGCCGAAGCGCTGATTTCTGCCGCGTTGGATGCGGCGAACATCTGCGCGTGGGAGGTATGCTATGCCGACTGACGTCCAGCGCCGTGCTCACGGTTGAAAAAATATAAGGAGGTACCACCATGAAACTCACACCCGCAATCCGCGCTGCTCTCTACGCCGAAACCGGCGCATACACCGACCGCGACGCCTATGTCTCCGATATGGCGCTGTCCAGCGTCTGGGGCGACGCCGAAGACGCCGAGGTTCCGGCGGAGCGGCTGGCACTGCTCGGCGGGATCTGGGACGGCGCGCACTGCACGATTCCAGAGCTGATCAAGATGTACAGCCTGACGCAGACCGGATTTGCGCAGTATTTTGGAATCCCGCTGCGCA